ATAAACCGCCCGGAATAGCGGGCCCGCGCAAACAAGCGCGATCGGTAAGATCAAAGTTTTGTGTGGAGGAGTCCGCGACAATTACGGAATCTAACTATGTTTGATACACAGCAGGCTACAAATGCAGCAAAAGGCTGTGCAGTGAGACTTAATAATTTCCAGAAGATACATACGACCTTCTGGCGCCCGGCCTGCGCAAGGGGGACTTCCAACTGGGTCAAACACCACAGTCCGCAGGTCAGCAACAAAGCTGCACACGACGATATTGAGCGCACGGCCCATTTACCACGTCGACATATCATGATCGATAGCCGTGACGTTCTTCAGGCTCCAGCCGAATTCCATACACAGGCTCTCAAACAATTTCACTTGTACTGGAGAATTACGTAACACAAACATACAACCGCAGAGGGCTTCGAAGCTTGGGGCCTTGCCCGCCAGCAATAGCCTCGCGAAAAGTTTCTCAAAGTTCAAATACTTGGCGCACCACTTACCTCCCTCCCTGAAATAACTGTGAGAGGTGAACTCCACTGGAGTGTTGTGGTCTTCTGCAGTAGACAAACCTTTAGAGACGTATCCGGCTTGTTCAATCAGCTTTGGATCGAGTCCGCTGGCAATCAAATCATCGCCATTTGCAACTGCGTCCGAGGCGCCGGAGAGAAAGGCTAAATCTGCACGCATGAATGAATTTTGGGCGGAAGTGGAAAGCACTCCGCTAGCAGTTATTCCTGCTTTGAGCACTTCCACAACCTTCTTCCCATAAACTACAACATGTGCGCTGTTGCTAGCACCTTCACACCAGACGAGCTCCTCAAAGACGCCCCTGTGCGGTCCCTTGTACTGGTAACAGCGGCGCTCGATGTCTCTGTATAACCATGCACGCTGCACTCCGAAGTCCCACGCTGAGGCATCCTCATCCTGCACGAGTCCATGACTTTGGATGCGCTCAATAACCTTGCCCACACGAGCAATGCCGAGGTCGTGGTGACCCATGCCTAGCGTGTGGTAAGTGTCGACAAGACCAGATTGAAAAGCGGCAATCTCCACTTTGTCTTGGTGGCGGTGCGTCATCGCACAAACCATGCCATCCACAATAGAGGAGGCCCAGATCACGCGCCAGCGATTCTCTTCCGCCTTCTTTGGCGTATGAGGCTCAGCCTTTAAGTGAGCCCACAATGGGTCTGACAAGCCAAACCTCAT